TTTTCCATTTTCTTCTCCTTTTATTTACAGATTCTTTCAATCGTTGTTTGGGTAAGGGTATATTCTTCCCTGTATAGCTCTTTTACTTCTTTAGGTATCCCCGGAAACTTACTTCCGGGAGAGTGCTTTGTCTTAACCTCAACATCCCCTACAAAGCCATCCTTTCCAAAATACTTGCCAGGCTTATCCTCATTACCTATCAATTCTTTGTGCATCTTCTTGAACTCTGCTGCCTGATCCTTGAGTTCTAGATACATCTGTAATTCTATCTCGTTTACTTCTTCAATCTCTATGATGTTGGTTGATTTCAAAGGAGTGCAGATGTGGTTAAAGTCACACATGCCACAGATAGTAGCATCAAAAGGTATTGGCTCTGGATATGTCTTTGCTTCCACGTGAGCATTTACTTTCTCTACTCTTCTTCTATCGTGTTCCCAGAGATCTGAATCAAACAACATAGGAAGAATTATTGGTTTCTTTCCAAATGTTGCGATGATAAGAAACCCTCCAGGTGCATTCCCCATGATCAAGTAATTATTCAATTGACTTGGAATCTTCTGTATCCAATGTTTAGAATGTTTCTTCAAATCTTCTATTGTTTGAACAGAGGTCCAGAAGTGAGGATTTACTGTCTTGATCTCAGCAGGAACTTCTCTCAATTTATCAAAAGGCTCTGGAAGCTTTCTCTGCAAAGGACAAAGGCCATCTATCTTCCCGCTTATATGGAGGTGCTTATATTTCTCCATCCCTGGATCATCAGTTGAATAACGTCTCTGTGATTGTGACAATTCATATCCCACATCTCCAAGCCACTTCTTAACGAACCATTCTTTGTCTATACCTTCATTCACTCTCCACATTCCATCCATATCAATGCTTTGTCTCTCTTTCCAGTCAACTCGACAATGAACAAGATTTTTCAGGCATGGATGATGGACCTCTGAAGACCAATTATTCAGTGAGTGATCAGATGGAGGCCACGGCTTTCTTGCATCATCAAGCTTTGCACCTATCTCGGCAGAAACCTCATTGAACTGTGCATATAGAGAATCAAACCCTTCATGTTCTGGAGTAATTATCTTTGTCTTTACTCCCATTATCCCTCTTCTCCCGGTTCTCTCTCCGACTCTTTCTTTTCTTGTTTAAGATGAAAATCATCGGGCGGTTCTTTCATATGAGCAGGTGAATCCTTTCTCCCTGAATCACCACCAGTTTCTTCTTCTGATACTTCTTGCATCGCCTGAGCCTCTTCTTCTTCATTCACCTTATCCATTACCTCAGCTTTGACCTCTATTGTCTCACTTCCTTTCTCTGCTTGAGCCATTATCTCATTTATCTGCTGTGGACCAAAATCATTCCTGTATCCATAGACCTCCACAAAAGCTCTTTCTCCGTTTTCCTGCGGTTGGATCTTATCAATTCCTATAGCTGGATGATCCTTGAGGATGTTTCTCTCTACTATAGTCTGAGCAATTCTATCTCCAAACCTCTGTTTCTGTGTATGCTCATTCAAGCAATCTATTATTGCAGAATCCTCATAGTTTATCCAAAGTCCAAGTGGAGGAGCTGTAGCATAAAACGCCCACTTCCCATCCAGCTCAGGCTTCTCTTCCTTTGTTCCAATGACGGCACAATCCGGGTGAAGTTTATTGGTTGTAGGTTTTCCACTCTTCCATTCAACCTTTTTCATCTTCGATTGGATTGACTCAATGAAATAGGAATAAATGTTATAAAGCAGAGTTTTGTCCACCACAACAATGTTGCCCATAGGGCTGAAACCAATTCCCATCTTCCGAATAAAGACGCTCTCTATGAGCTTTGTTTCCGGATTCCTTTCAATAAAGGGATTAGGTTGCTCTCTCCCGTCAACTATGACTTTCAGGGGGGTGACAATACTGATAGACGCAACCTTGTTGAGATGTTTGTATCCCGGCTTTGTGATGGCAAACTCATTTTTCACTTTATAGAAATGACCCATCTTTTTGTAGAGAGCCATATTTGCTCTGACAGGTCTCATTATCTGGCCACTCTTAGTGACCTTAATATAGAGCTTGCCAAAGTCAGCAGTAAGCATAACCTTCTTGCCGCTGCCCTCCTCAATCTTTGCTAATTCTTTTTTGTCAGCTTTTTTAACCATTTTTTCTTTCTCCTTTTAAATTTATTGACTTGCGAAGAAGTGACCTTAGTTGATTCTTTATCATCATCTTTAAGCTCACCCCTTCCTCTCTCTTTAGCGATCCGGATATTCTCATCTCGTAATCGCCTATTGGCTTCCGTCCAATCCATCCTCAATCCCTCCTTTTCATTTCTTGCATTTCCCTTATCTCATCCCTGACATCTCGCACAAAATCAAAGTCAACCTCCATCTCTGCCTGTGCGTCAAGCTCTCTCTGTCCCTCCAGGCAATCATCGCAGAGGTCGAGATCAAACTCATTCATGAGCGATATCTCATCACGATTGCAGAGCCTTCCGCAGATGTCGCAACGGTAATAGCCATCATCCCTATCTTGTGTTTCGCTCATGGCTTCTCCACTATTGTTTGAATGCCACGACTTAAATAAAAAAGTGAAAAAGGAATAGCCTTGAATGCACACATAGGCTTTTCTACGATTGGATTATCAATCCACAATTCACACTTTTCTTTAACACAATAACAACCATAATCTGAAACTTCTTGGTCATAAGCTCCTTTTTCAGTAACATAAGTCAATGGACAAACTTTTCCTTCAGCCATCACTCACCACCCAATCCGAGGCAAGCATCAGAGATTATAGCTTTCTGGTAAGTTTTCGTTTCCCACTTTATCTCACATTTATGATCTGGGTGATATTGTATAACATCTACCATTAAATCTTTTGGAATTCCATCTTTACTGAAACTAAAGGTTGCCTCAAACCTTATTATCTCGTTATTTCTTCTGTTGGCTTTTGCTTCTCTTAAACTTTCCCAACCACCCATCTCTTTTAATATCTTGCAGATTAGCTTGAACTCTTCTGAAGGTTTCTTATTATCCTTTGCATTTGCCTCGCTATTTGAAATAAGAAGCTCATTAAGTAAATGAAAATAGCCACTTGACCATCCACTTGGTAATAATGGTTCAACTTTCTTGGCAATCTCATCGGCAAATGAAATAAGCTTGAGGGTTGTTTTATGCCTTTCGTTTTCAATTACAATTGCTTCTTTCTTATCCATCTCTCACCACCCTTGCCTTCCTCCGAAGCTTATCGACTTCACTCAGTGCTTCAAAGATGAGTGTCATGGCAGACTCTAAGCCCTGCTTGACATCGTTGTCCTCAAGGCTTATGATTGGGTTGTTAATTTCTCCTTTTCTTTTTTTCCCCGGCTCACTCATTAAGGGTGAGCTTTGTTTTCGTTTCATGTTGATTCTCCTTTTCATGTTTTGTATTATTCCATGCAATAACCTTAATTATCCTAAATGGTGTTAAGTCCTTTTGAATTTTGTCCACATTTAACCACCCCTTTTCTTCTGCATATCGTAAGAAGTTATAAATACAATCCATTCCTTTTTCTTTGGGTTTATTAATGTGGTGTTCAAACAAAAACTGTATAGCACGCCCCTCAGAAAATCTAAGTTCGCTCATCCCATCCTCCCTTTCTTCCACTCATGAAATGCCCATAGACCCAAAACGATGAGAACAATAGTGTAAACTGTTTTCTCTATTGCGAACTCTATCGCTGCATATGTTTCATAGCTCATTAGCTCACCTCGCTTCCTTCCTCAATTCCGGAACCCAAGCTCTAACCAGAAACGTACCATCCACGTTCTCTCTCAGGATAGCAACGACTGTTAGTGATGTATAATACTTCCAACAGTAAGGCTTTGTTGTAGCCCCGTAAACCTCACCCGTAGGCTTGAGTCCGAGACGATCAAGATCGGCTTGTGTTAGTGTTTTTCCTATCATGATTCCCCCTTTTTAAACTTTCTCTGCATTACTTAGATTTCTTTCACACAGATAGCCATCGCTCTCAAATCGTACATGATAGAACGTGTCTCCATAACCAGCTTTAAGAACAACAACAGCTATTCCTTCAAAAAACTTCTTTCCGCTCATTCTTTGGTTATAGACCTTGACTCTTTCGCCTTTTTTAAATGTTTTCATGATTCCCCCTCATAAAATGCCATAGCCCTATGAGGAGAGCCGAAGCCCTCCCCACATTGGTTCACTTTGAATAGATTAATCCTATCGTTATCGCACCTCCTTTCCTTTTTAAGTA